AAGCCTTATGTCCTTCATTGGCTTGGTCTTGTTGGTTGCCCTACAGTTATCCGATGCTGGGCCTCAATGAGGAGCGCATCCAGTGGGAGTTGCGATGGGCAAAGATGTGGTGGGGACCTGGTTTCATCTTCACGCTCTTTTACTGGTTTTTCCAGTGTTTGGGCAATTTTGTTGGCCTCTGCTTCAGCTATTGGTTTTGGACACGGCGTTCAGTTGCCTATGTGATCTATTACATGACCTGTGGCAAGCTTGGCTTTAAATCATGGTCTGCTTACGCGCTTTCGCGCGATACGGTCACTGCTGTTGAGCGCGGCAAATTTCAAGCTCGCGTTCGCAGCGTTGCTGTTCGCAAGACCACTGAAGGTGATGTGTATGAATTCTCGCTGGAAAACGGTGAGCATACTAACATGGAGCTCATCGCTCCTCTCTCTGGCATCGTTAAAGAAACAGTCCAAACCGGCTCTCTTTACTATGTCAGTGACTTTTGGAAAACCGACATCCAAGTTCTTCGTTTCGATGAACGTCGTCAAGCCTGGGAACATTTTTGTTTTATGGCATGGTGGCGCTACAAAGGCTCGCCTAATGACCATTTGTTGTGTTCCCAGTCTCATGGCTGGGACCCTCAATATGTCTATTGTTTGCGCACTGCGCTGCTTTCTGGCGAGAAGTCTCTTGTTTTCAAGTTGACTGATCCCGATTGGATGGCCTCGTTTGATTACGGGGATCAGGTTGAGAACGGTTGTTTGGACCTTCGTGTCTGGGAGAAAGACGCTGCCTTCATGGCTAAGCTCGGTGTGAGCTGCGTCACTGCTATCTCACCGAAAGTTGTCAACAACACGGTCGTGGTTCGCAGTTTTTTAACTGGAAATGCCAACGATCGACTTCAATACTCATCTGGCTCTGTGGAGAGTGGCCGCACTGGATTTCTGGTGCGACATTTTGCATCCACTACTTTCGGCTCGTGTGGCTCGCCAGGTTACCTTACCATTGGCGCGGCTTCAGCCGTTGGTATGCATGTGCAAGGAAACCCCAATGCTTTGCTTGACATGTATGCCGCCTTGAATTATCATCATCGCATTCGGAAGGTCGTGCCTCCAATGGCCGTCCCTGAAGCGAGCCCCGATTTCCTCGAGAAAATGCGTGAGCGTTTCCTTGAGGATCCTGACTCCGTCAATTACATCAAAGATCGGAGTGGGCACGTTTTGTTCTATGACAAGTTCTCTGGAACGTACGTGGACGGTGGTGTCGTTGACATTGCTTGGGGGCAAGGCCGCATTGATTATGACGACCAAACTCATCACAAAGTTGTGGCAGATATGGAGAAAACTCGGCTGATGCATGCTGACTACGATCAGGAGGAGCAACAGCAGGAGGATAACCCGGCCAAGTACCAGGCGTATTTGGCGCGCCAACAACAACGCCGCCTTGACGCGGGCGAAATGCCTGATGTCGGTGAGCTTCTCGATGATCGGCCCAGTGCCGGTGTTGCTTCTCGTGAGCGCAAGAATATGGCAAGAGGCTTTGGGCCCAAGCCGTTACAGCTGCAAAGCGAGAAAGCCGAGAAGGAATTGACCTTGCGTCAGCTCCATGCTCAACAGAGTGCCTCCGGGCCAGTTTACAAAGGCCGGGCCTCACATGTTGAGAGGAAAAAGAGCGGAGCCATCCCATGGGCACAGCTCGTCTCCAACATTCCTGACGCAAATCCCACGCATCATCAAATTGGCGGCCTCAATTGGGCCGACATTCCTGAAGCCGTCCCACGGCCTCCTTCCCCAGTGCAGTTCATCCCTCATCCCGGTTGGAGCTGCAAAGGCTGTCAAAAAAGCGCAGATCGCGTTGATGTTGACGGTTATAAGGAGTGGTGCATTCATTGCTTGCCTGGCGAGTTGTCGCGACGTGAAAATGAAGCGAAACAGAAACTCGTGGAGAAAGCCCTTGAAAAGAAGCGTGCTTCTGAGTTCTCAGCTGCCGTGAAGGCGGCCGTGAAGGAAGCCCTTCCTCCTAAGAAGGAGTCTGAAAAGAAGACCAACAAGCAGAAGGACAAGAAACCCGTTGTTTGTCCTGAATGCAAGAAATCACACACCACCATTCGCAAAGATGGCAGCCAATCGAAATACTGTGCGGCCTGTTCGAAGAAGTGGCGTGCATCTCAGGGAGTCAAGGAGACCTCTGAGATGAAGACTTGCCCAGCTTGTCGGCGTGACGTTCTTGTCGCAGGGGACACAGTCTGCAAGAAATGCATCCTTGAGACTGTGCAATCAAAAAACCAGAGCGGGCCGGCCCAGGCGAAGCCGAGCCCGCCTCAGCCAAGCGACCATTGAAGATTGGTCCGTTCGAGTTTTCACACATCGAACGTCGGACCAAACTCATCTTCAAAGACCCCGTTCTTGATGATCGAGTTCCTTGGTCTGTCCCTGATTCGCTTTTTTGGCCCGACCGTTCAATTCAGGCCCAATACGATTCAGCTTTGGCTCAAATCCCCCCCCGATTCAACCACAAGTGCGAAGTAACCGACGAAGAGAAATCTCAGTTGGCGAAAGCGCTTTATCGGTTCTACGCTCCTGCAGCGTGGGACATTCCGAATGGCTGGCACCTTGATGTAGGAATCAAGCGAGTGATTCGCTCTCTGCATCGCACATCAGCCACAGGTCATCCTTTCAATACGTCTGCCCCCACCATTGGTGAGTGGCTGGACAAATTCGGCGAAGATGCGCTAGCACAGCTTGTTCGGGCTCGTCTCGACAAGTTTGCGTTGACGCACAAGCTGGATTGGGACCCTGATTACTTGTTCATCAAGACTGAAGGCCACAAGAAGGCCAAAGTCGACTCCAAGAACTGGCGTCTCATTTGGGGCAATTCGATTGTCAACCAAGTGCTTCAACACATGGTTTGGCTGCCGAGTGTGTCCGCTGAGATTGAAGCTGGGCGTCGGATTCCGTCCGCTGGAGCCATGGGCCTTGTGAATGGCCAAACTGATCAGATCGTTCGTGCTTTGCTTTCGCGAGATGGCACTTTTGACTTATTCTCTGCTGACTGCAGTGGATTTGACATCACGGTCAATGATCATGTGATTTCCGCTGATGCCTCAGATCGTGCCGCCTTGTGCGGCAATCCGGCGGAGGGAGACCAGCATGAATTCTTTTGGGCGCTGTATCATCAGGTCTATGCGTGCACATATCAGAGCTCTATTATCTTTGGAGATGGGGCTGTGTACAAGCAGACTGAACCCGGCATTCAGAGATCTGGCTGCTTCATCACATACAGCCTCAATTCCCGCCATACTGTGCGCTTGCGTGCTTTGTTGTCCCTACGAAAGTTTGGAAACATTGACTTGAAGCGCGATTGGTTGTGGAGTGCGGGAGATGACAGCCTGTGCAAAAATCCTGGATTTACTTTCGAGTTTATCAAGGAGCACAGTGAAGCCTACGGGCAAATTGTCAAGCATGTTCACATGGGAGGTCTCAATGATGTTGATTTCTGTTCGCACAGATTCTTCTTCAGCCCGCGTTATCAGCATTTCGTGGGTGTGCCGCTCAATATGGACAAGCACAAGTTCAATCTCAAAATCAAGGAAAAGAGCCAGCTCAAGAGCTTGGTTCCAGCCCTTGCCAGCTACAGGCTGGCTTACGCGTTCGCCGACGAAGCTCATAGAGCAGGAGTAGTCGGTTATGAAAGCGTTGATGATTTTTGGGACACAATCGATGGACTTTTCCAAGCTCATGCCAGTGAAGCAGAAATGCGGAACTATGGCAAATCACGTGAGCACATGAAACGACAATGGGTCAGCGAGTAGCGGGCTGCGATGATGCGCAGCAAAGTATGGCATTAACAATTCACGATCCAACAGCTGCGTTTGCTGCTGGACTTGCCAACTCCGTCTACCCACTTGCAAAGAAACTTGCTTCCAAGCTACCTTACCAAGTTACTCGACCCAAACCATTCATGAATTTCCCTTTCATTCCCAAGTCCGCCTATCGTGGGCGCAAAGCCAGTAAAGCTGGCAAACGCGTCATTCGTGCGGAGAAGAAAATTGAAAAGAAAGTTGTCAAAGCCGTTGTCAAAGCCGAGAAGAAGGCTATGCACGGTGTTACTCAAACGCGATCTGGCAACATTCCGCGTACGAAATTCGGCTTTTCTCGCGCTGCGCCTAAGAATTCGAAGAACCGCCCTGGAGCGGTTGTTTTCAAAGGCCATGAATTTCTCGGTCCTCTTACCGGGGAAAGCGCTCAATTCGCTCAGGGCACTCTTATCAAAAGTGTCATCATCAACCCTCTCACAATTGGGTCGTCGCGCTTGCGCACGTTCGCTGGCTTCTTTGAGAAGTACAGGTTTGATGATTTGAAAATCAAGTTTGTCAAAG